ACAACGGAAAGCGTTTTACAACGAAGCATCTTATCCATTTGATCTTGAAAAATTAAACTACAAGTGATATAATCTAACCATGAACATCCTATCACTAGACAATATAAAATATAATTTAGAAAATCTCCCAGAAGAAGTGGATGACTTTAGGTTTGCTATCTTAGATAACAGCAATCCCACCAATGTAGATTATCATTATATCCCACTTATCTTTTTAGAATCTTTTAATTCACCTGCTTTGGTATTAAAAATTGGTGATAACAAAATCAAAATGCCGGTAGATTGGCAAATCTTGATCGGTGAAAAGGATCATGGTGATCTTGAAACATTACCATTAACCTCGATCAATGACCGTGGGTTTAATGCTTATGAATTCAATCCACTATCATCGTTTAGTCCAAACTTTTTACCAATTGAGATTGTAGATATTTACCATGATGTAACTTGGTATGCCCCTCGTCTTAAAAATGGACAATTCTTATGTGTACCACTTAGTGATGGTCCTAAACCAGAATGTGTTTATTTTGTAAAAGAGATCAGTAGGAATTGTGAGATAGTAAATTATTCATTAGCTTGGTAATCATGGCAAAAGAAAAAGTATCTATAGACGAAAAATTTGAAAATCAAGACCTTGATTTATTTCAAGTATTAGCCGCTTTGGATAAAAAGGATTATGGATATTTTGACAAACTAAGTGAAGCACAGCAAAAAAAGTTTGTACCATATATGATGTTGCATTGGATGAGTGCTATCAAAGCATCTAGTGATTTGCAAACATATTATTTGCGAAGTGTGGATTACTATGCCAATAAGTTTATTTTCAATGAGAATGTCCAACAGCATCCTAAGTTAGTATGGTTGATGTTATGTGCCAGTAGTCCTGGGTTAGGTAAACAGTTTCATCAATGGATCCCACATTTAAAAGATAAAGTGATCAAGCTTAAAGAACCAGCAAAGCTTAAAGATGTAAAAGAATATTTTAATAAAATCTATGCTAAACAGAGTGTAGATGATATGGCAGAAAAGTTTGTTTATAATCACAAGAGAAAAACTTATCTAGCGGGTGTATTTCCAAATTTAAAGTATGAGGATATCGAGACTTTAAACCAAATTGTAACTGATGAAGATATTAAGCAATATGAACGAGATTGTGGAAACTAAGTATGGTTGTGAATTTTGTAAGAGAGAATTTTTGCGTGAATCCACGGTATTAAAGCATCTATGTGAATATAAACAAAGATGGTTGACCAAAGATTTGCATGGTAATAGGATAGGGTTTCAATCTTGGGTGCAGTTTTATACAAAGAATACCTCTAGTAAAAAAAAGCGTACATATGAAGATTTTATAAAAAGTGCGTATTATACCGCTTTTGTGAAATTTGGTACTTATTGTGTTGATGTTAATGTTATCAATGTGAGTAGGTTTGTAGATTGGTTATTAAAGAACCAGATCAAGATTGACACATGGTGTCAAGACACAGTATATACAAAGTTTTTGATTGAGTATTTGCGTATTGAAGATCCATTAGATGCGATTGCCCGTAGTGTACAAGCTACCATTGATTTATCCGAACCTGAGAGATTATTGAGTAAAGATTATTTAAGATACGGTAATTCAAATAAGATTTGTTATGCTATTACCACTGGTAAGATAAGTCCATGGATGTTATATCATAGTGATAGTGGCACTAAGTTTTTAGATAAGTTAGATCCAACGCAAGTAAAGATAGTAATTGATTATATCAATCCTGAGTTATGGGCGATTAAGTTCAAGCGTGAACCAGAGAATGTCCAGCAAGTGAAGGAGTTATTAGATGCAGGCGGGTATTAAAGTTAGCATACCATTTCGTTGGGGTAGTACCATTACCTCATGGAATGAAACTTGTATATGGGCTATAGAGCAATTTGGTTTACCTGGTGATAGATTTACCACTAATACAACCGAAGATTATATGGATTTTTATTTTAAAGATGAAAAAGATGCTATTTGGTTTAAATTGCGTTGGAGTTGATTGTTGTTTTTTCACAATATATTGACAATAAATGGGCATGGCTATATAATGTATATGTAGAGTAAAAAAACGGAGTTAAATAATGAATGAAAAAATTCGAGAGATTGCCGAGCAGGCTGGATCTACCCATAAACAGAATCTTGGTGTATATCAATTCTATTCAGAAGAGTTGGAAAAATTCGCTAAGTTGATTGTCCAAGACATTATAGAGAATTTAGAGTTTCACAATCATGATGATGCGGTCTCACAAGTGCAATGGCATGCTGCTAGCAAATATGGAATAAAGGTATGAACGAACGAATTAAGGAACTTTGTATCAAGTCTGGCGCGTGGGATCACTATGAGGTCAACGAGGGTGTTGATGGTGATGAGGTTCCTATGCAAGAGTTCGCCGAGTTGATCGTCAAGGAAAGTATGAGAATGTGTGAGGTTGCTCAAGTAGGGTATCTTACACACGGACTAGAAAAAGAAGCTGCGGGTGCTTATTCTGTCAAACAATACATTGAAGAATATCTAGGAGTTGAAGAATGAAAACACTAGATGAAGTTTGGGCACTTATTGATTCTCTAAACGAAGAAGCACATTCAAATGCTTGGGACAGTTGGGTAGCCGCAGATGAAATGGAAGAGTCTGATGATGAGGATAGCGAAGAAACTGCTGAACAACTAAGAGAAGAAGCTAGCAATGAACAAGCCGGATATTTCCGTGAAAGTTATTGGGAATTAGCAGAAGAGGATAGAGAAGCCATCAAACATTGGCTAACAAAGGATAATTCATTTAGATATCAATTCGTCACTTGGTTTGGTTATGAGGCATTCGAAGATGAATTTGACCGTGTAGATGAAGGATTAGATGGCTAAGTGGGTGGATCTATTAGTGCCTCCATGTCAGCAAGGAGAGAGTCCAACATATGAACCATTGAAGTGGGTGAAGTCTAACTGCCCTACATATATCACCAACGATGCTGTACAAAAGAACGGGGAATATTATTATCGTTTCTATTTTCAAGCCAACGATGCTGGAGATCGAGACCGTACTATGTTTGCATTGAGGTGGCTATAATGGCTGAAAAAGTTTTTATAGAACGAAAATCTTTCCAACTGATCAGCGATGAGCGTGACATAATGCTGCCTATGGGTTTAACCAAACAAGTTGAAGAATGGTGCCTAAATAATAATATTACAGCAGAACGGGCTCCACAAATATTTTTCCAAACCGCACTTAGTGTCACACTTTGGCGTATCAAAGATGAACAACACCGAATGTGGTTTACGCTGAGGTGGGTATGATTATATTGAGTGCGGCATCTAGTCGAGAAGAATACTCCAAATGGCGCCGGGTCAAAGAGATTATCATGGATAACTTAACTGATGAAATGAAAACCAATTGGCAGAACGAAGGTTATGAAGGACTATTCGCAACAGTTCCCGAACATTTTGGAATGACCCGAATGTACCGTAAACCTACTAGTCATGTTACATTTGAATTTACTGAAGAACAATGGACCATGTTTATATTGAGGTGGGCATGAACTTATTTGAGAAGTTTCATCAAGCCGATAGTTTAGTAATTATTCTAAAGGACTTTGTCTACTTTCAAGATACCGAATCTTTGGATGAATGGTGCTGGCAAACATTTGGATATCACCCTAGAGAGGGCATGGTTATGACATTTCGTAAACCCAGTCATACTAATTGGTTTATATTAAAATGGGGATGAACGAATTTAATCACTTATCACCTATCATTGATTATGTTGACATGGTAGAATACAAAAATCCACGAGACCATACAGGAATTACATTTGTCGTTAAAGACAAAAATAAAGAAATTATTCAATGGTGTCGTAGAAATTTTGGACAGCGTGGTGACGGCTGGGATTTTATGGCTGGAACTAACCATGTTCAAATAACTATTTGGTCTAGTAAACTTATTACAATGTACGAATTATGGATGAATTAATTAAACTTCTATGTAACTGGTTTATGTTAAGATGGGTTTAGAGACTAAACGCAGGCGAAAATCAATAAACGATTGGCATACCGTGATTACTGGAAAAGAAAATCACTGGCAGGCTACTCAATGGTGTACTAAACAATTTGGTCGACGCTGGGGTGTCGTAGATAATAGAGATGGTATATGGTGTTGCTTTTGGAGGGGCAGAGAACAATTTGGTTCTTATAGATGGTATTTTGAAAATGAGTGTGATGATATGTGGTTTAAACTGAGGTGGTCATGAAAAATAAATTTATATTCTTCAATGAAAACGCAGCCTTTATAGAAGATTATGTTTATTATGCTAACAATGAAAAAGAAATTGATGATTGGTTAACTCTATATAATAGTGTAAGAACAGGAATGACTATACAATTTTTTGACAAGGAAACTAAAATACTGTTTATGTTGAGGTGGATGTGATTACATTAAATATAGGTTATTATGATGAATACAATCAGTGGATTTTTAATCAATGGTGG